ACAAGTTCCTTTAATGCCAATTATTCAAAAGAACGCTAGTGAACAACGTTTAAATACTCTTAACAAGGCTATTAGTGCTAAGTTAGTTACGTTTAACGCTAAAGCTTCAACCGCTGACACAGTAGCAGATGACTTAAAACACGTTCTTAATGTTGATTTAGACCCTGCTTACGATAAAACTATTGTCGTTTCACAATCGGCATACCAAGTTTTAGATACATTGAAGGATAAAGAAGGACGTTACTTACTACAAGAAAGCATTACAGCAGCTTCTGGTTTAACTTTATTTGGTAAACCAGTAGTTGTAGTTAACGACGAATTACTAGGTAAGGTTGGAGAAGCTCATATCTGGGTTGGCGATTTAAAGCGTGCAATTCTTTATGTTAACCGTGTGGATACACAAATTAGCTGGGTTAAAAATGAAATCTACGGTCAATATCTCGGACTAGCAATGCGTTTTGATGTCGAAGTTGCTGATTCAGATGCTGGATACTTTGTTACAGTTGGCGCTGGTGAACCGTCAAAATAGACGCCCCTAGTAGGGCTAACGTCGTCCCTACTGAAACAGGGGCTTTACTAAGCGCAGATTGATAAGGGAGAAGGATTGAATAATGGCAGATAGAAGTAAACAATCGCTAGTGGTTTACGATAAGTCTGGTGCTAAGGTTGCCACTGGTGGCGTTGGCACCAAACAAGTAGAAATCACTGGTTTAGAAGGTGGTAAGCAAGTTGCTGCTGGTGATTATCAGCTTGCTTACACAGATGGAGCAAATACGTCTGACAAAGTAGATGTTCCAGCATTTACAGTGTTGACTGCAACTGTACCAGTTACTGGAATTACACTTTCACAAAAAATGGCTTCAATGAAAGTTGGAGACATAGAAACAATTACGGCAACTGTAGTGCCAGATGGCGCAACAAACAAGGCAGTCACTTATAAGTCGTCAGATGAAAAGGTTGCGACTGTTGCAGAAAACGGCACAGTAACAGCTGTAGCGGAAGGTTCAGCAGATATTACAGCAACTACTGCCGATGGTGGTTTTACAGATAAATGTGCCGTTACAGTTACAAATGCTGAATAAAGAAGGTGATTGCAAATGGCAGTTACAGCTTCCGATTTGATGAACGAACTCCATATTGATACAGACGACATAGAAACTAAAACAGTTCAAGGTTTAATTGATTCTGCTAAGGAAATTGTTACTCATAGCGTAACTGATGATCTAACAACTGAACAACTTGAAACGAAGTATCCAAAATTGTTTGACTTAGCTACCAAAAACCTAGCTACGTCGATGTATTACGACCGTGAGTTGACGAATGGAACATCTAAGGGATTTCAGATGGCAATTGTTCACTTATCAACTAGGGTTGCTATGGACATGAAGAGAGGTAGTGATGATGGCAACAATGAAACTTAAACCATCTGATTTAAATCGAAGAATTCAAATTGGTACAACAAAAGACGTTTTAGATAAATCGGGTAATTTTTATTCTCCTCAGTTTTTGCCTGAATTGACGCTATGGTGCGCTCCAAGGACTCGCACATTAACTCAACAATACCAGATAATGAAAACTGAACTAGAAGATACGACACTGGTAGTGATTCGACATAATCCTAAAGTTAATGATGGTTATGTCGCTAAGTATCGCGGTGAGTTGTATGACATTGTTGCGGTTAGTGATGACGAAAGCAACCAGTTAATGACTTACGACATTATCACTTTACGGAAAATAAAGAAGGTTGGGAGTGGCTAATGGAATATGAAGATTTCATGGAAAAATGGTTGAAGCAAGTTAAGTCAATTTCTACCAACATGAGTGTGGCTGATAAAGCAAGGATAACTAAGGCCGGAGCAAAAGTTTTTAAAAAGGAATTGGAAGCTGAAACAAGGAGTAAACATTACTCTCATCATGACGATAAAGTATACGGTCACATGGCGGATAGCGTTGTATTCAAGAATACTAATATCGACGGCATTAAGGACGGGACCAGCATTGTTGGGTTTGACCATTATCATGCTACTAACGCACGCAGATTGAATGATGGAACTAAGTTTTACGTTGGTGATCACTTCATTACTAATTTGCGTCCCAAAGTCATAGATAAAGTCTTAAAAGCTGAACATGAGGAATACCAAAAAGTCTTGAAAAAGCAAAAGGAAGTGTGATAGTGGATAATCCAATTTTAGAAGTCAAGAAAATAATTGATGAAGCTAATTTTGACTGGTTAGATGAAATCTATGTACGGTATCTACCGCGAGATGTTCAAAAGGAAACTGGAAAAACCATTGCACTGATAACTCCATTTAGAGAGAATCCAAGGGAGTACGGAAATAATGTATTCAACTCGGTGGAAAATGGAGTAGAACTTCAAATCTTTTTCAAATTAGATTTTGTTGACTCAATTTCACAAATAGATATTAAAACTATGCAGCTGTTAATTAAAAATGGCTGGAAAGTATACGACTCAAAAGAAACATTCACAGACCCTGACACTAAGCAAATCGTCAAGGTCTTTTATTTTACTAAAATTTATAATTTATAGGAGGTAGCGAATATGGCTACAGTAGGTTTAAAACTAGTAACACTCGGAATTAAAGATCCAGATACAGGGATGCTAATTAAAGGCGAAAATGGTCTTTCTGAAGACGGATTATTGCCTATTACTACTCAGATGTGGGGTACAAAAACAGCAAATATTACCAATCTCCAAGGAACCGGGCAAATTCAATATGGTAACAATGTTGGAGTGTTTGTTTCGACTCCAAAAGGTGATCCTCAAATTGCGTTAGATTTCAATAAACTTCCATTCGAAGTCTTACAAAAGCTGGTTGGACGGAAACAAGATCCTACTACCGGAGGTTGGATGGATAGTGGGGAGCGTCCATCAGTTGCTGTTCTGATTGAAACACAATCTATTGATCGGATGCACCGAGTATTTTATGGATTTGGTAACGGAATTCTTACTCAAGCATCAGCCAACGTTGGCACTGATACTAATGCTGACACAATGGCCACTGACGCACTTACTTACCAAGCGTTAGCGACTAAAGAGTTTGGTGATAAGCCCGTAGCTTTCTATTCAGATGTTTCCGAAGGCTGGGATGAATTAAAGATGAAAAATCAAGTGTTCGCAGGTTACACAGACCCAAAATCGTAGCCCCATCTGGGGTAACGACTACTCCAACTAAAGATGGGGCACTTGTTAAAGCTGATTAAAAACAAACATTACTCGCCGATAAATTCACAGTACAGGTCAAAATGACGGGGCGGGTATTTTTAAGGAGAGATTCGACATGCAAATGAAAATTAAAAGCTTAGGTATGAAGAAAGCTGTAAAAGTTAAAGAAAATATCCACAATCAAAATTTGATAATGGAAACTCAATTAGCATTACTAAAAATGCAAGATGACACAAGCGACGAAATGACCATGGTCGAAGAAATCGAATCACAATTGAAGCTCACCAAACAAGTTATAGATTTTATTAAAACCATTTTGAAGCTCGATGACAAAAAGGTGAAACAAATTGAAGAAGATTTATCTTTTGACGATTTAGCAGATGTCGTTTCTGAAATTATTTTGCGTTTCCAAGGTGCCACGGATGAAGATATTGAAAAAGTGAAGGAAGAACAAAAGAAAATTGCTAAAGAAAATCAAGACCCTTTAGAAGAAAAGAGCGACTCCGAAAAATCAGAATAGAGATTTTCGAGAAAGAACGTGAAATCGAAAATATGCACTATTTTTATAAGCGATGCTTACAGGAGTTTGGGATTCTGCCAAAAGATTTAGATGAACAAAACTTTTATCGCCTAATGGAAGTAGTTAACGCCAAAAAGCCAGAAGAGCAAATGGCTGACCCGATGGAGATATACAAGCAAAACGTGCAGGAAGGAGGTGAATAACAAATGGCAAGTAAGATTGATAGTGTGATGAGTACAAGTATTGCACTAGATACACTAAAAGCTTCTAAAGGTATTAATACCCTAGCTCAAGCTGTTAGAGCCTCAACAAACGCTTGGAAAGCTCAAGAAGCCCAAGCTAAATCTGCAGGAGACTATCTAAAAGCTTCTGAATCAAGATACAAAGGGTTAAGCGATGCTATCGAAATTCAGCAAAAAAAGATTGAGACTATCAAGGACAAGATGAAGGATCTTGACCAAACGACTCAATCTGGAGCTAAACAATGGGTTAAATACCAAAGTGACCTCCAGAACGCTAGTAAACAACTCCAGTCAATGGAAGCACAGCAAAAACGAGCTGGTGAAAATTTAAGGCGTGAAAAGAGTGGGATTAACGATTTAAGTGCCGCAATGAAGCGCCGTAATGCTTTATCAGAAGCTTTTGTAGCGCGTTTGGAATCAGAAGGTAAACATGAACAAGCGCTTAAAGAGAAGCGTGAAAATGCCCGAAAATCTATTAATGACACAGTCAGCGCACTTAAAAAAGAAGAATATCTGCTCAAAAGCATGGAAAGAAGTGGCGGTAGCGAGACTGCCATTAATAAGCAACGAATTGCGATTGAAAAGCTAAAAACTTCTTTAAATGAGTCCAGAAAATCAGTTTCCAAATATGACGAACAACTCGAAAGATTAAATCCTAGTCCGATTAACCGAATAAAAGAGCGTTTTAGCGGCTTAAATAGGGAAGGTAGAAAAACTCACTCTATTTTTAAAAGTGTGTTTGCTGCAAATATCGTAAGCAACGCATTTACTAACTCAATTGGGGCGATTTCGTTAAAATTGCATGAAGCTTGGGATTCGGCGATGGAATATGCCAAAGCTCAACAAACTATGAACGCCTCTTGGCTTACTTTGACTGGCAACGCCAAAGAAGGCAAAAAGATGGTTAACATGACCAACGAGATGGCTGCATCATTTGCCAACTCGACGGATATGGTTAACGATCTGAATCAGAAATTTTATGCGATTAGTAATTCTTCGAAAACTACAAGAGATCTAACCAAAGATGTATTAACTCTCCAAGACGCCTTCGGGCAATCTGACGACGCTGTTAAAAACTTCAGCACGCAATGGAGTCAAATGATGGCGAACGGCAAAGTTTCCGCTCAGGATATGATGTCGTTCGTTAATGTTTTCCCTAAAATTAGAACTGAGCTATTAAAAACTGAACAGAAGATAACAGGTAATAGTAAGTTATCCATGAAGCAAATGAATGACATGATGTCTGCTGGTAAGATTAGTTCGGACACCATGAAAAAAGTTCTGGATAACATGCAAAAAGAATACAGTGGTGCCACTGAAAACTTTGGTAAAACTTTTGACGGTATGAAACGTACCATCACCGCAAGGGTCCCGGCATTATTAAATGCGTTCACGGGTCCTTTTTTAAATGCCAAAAATCCGCTGATGGGTGCGGTTTCTAAATGGGTTTCGGATAAGAATACTGAAAAAGAATTCGCTAAACTTGGTGGAGTTGCTTCTAAAGGATTTAGCACGGTTTCAAAAGCATTTGCGAAGGCTCTAGATTTTAAACCAACTAACAACACGGGAGAAAAGATAGTGAAGGGGATGTCCTCTGGCATCACTTCGTTATCTAAAACAATCGCTAGTCATGCGAACCAAATTGTAGGATTTTTCAAGGGCCTGTGGAACTCAGTTAAAATTATTGGAAGCATTGGGGCAGGATTCTTTAAAGGTCTTGCTAGTGCGCTCAATAGCGTAGCTACACCATTGGCTAAAATGACTGGCCACAACAAAAAGATTAGAGGATTATCAGACTCTTTAGGCGAACTATCAAAACATAAATCAGGATTACAAACACTCGGCAAAGTTTTGGCGGGTGTTTTTATTACTTCAAAAGCTTTAGGCTTTGCGTCGGCCATAACTAAAGTTGGTGAAGCCATGGGATTACTGAAGAAATCTTATA